GGAATACAATCGGCGTGTTGTATCTTCGGATCTCGTGGACCGCGGTTATGGGGAGACGGGTGTTGATTTCTTAATGACGACAAAGATGCCTGCGCCGTGGATCGTGACGAACCCGCCATACAAATTGGCTAATGATTTTGTGAAGCACGGTTTAAAGCTTATTGCGAATGATCCCCACTCTTCGGGCATGGCTTTGTTGCTGCGGTTGTCGTTTCTTGAGGGCCAGAAGCGTTACAAAGAGATTTTTAAAGACAATCCGCCGCGTGACGTGCTTGTATTTTCAAAGCGTATGACTTTATGGCGCGGGGATCAGGAACGTGCGGGCAACGGCACAACGGCCTATGCGTGGTTCATTTGGTATAGGGGTTGTTTGGATCTGGAAGAAGACTCTATCAAGAAAACAGAGGTGCATTGGATATGAGGAAATTTAGGTATATGCCGGAGATCATCAACGGCAATCCGGTGATTCAGTTTCTTTTTAAAGAAATGCACAAACAGAAGATGTGCCAGATGGATATGTCGGAGAGGATTGGGCTTCATAGAGATACTCTACGCAATTGGCGCACCCGCTATAATCCGCGAATAACGGACGTAGAGGCGGCGTTGAATGTGCTGGGGTACACTCTAAAGCCTGTTAAGAAACGTGACGCTAGTGGAGAGTTCTGATGCGGGTAAAACAGTATTCTAAGTGTAGTGCCTGTGGCGAGAAAGCTGACGCGAGTGAAGGCGGCGTTCTTTACTGCGCGGCATGTTGGTTCCGGAAATTTGCGAAGGATTATCGGGGCCCGTTAGCTCGACAAAATGTCCATGCCATAAAAAATAACCACCGCCACGGGCCTACAACGGGGCAATGAAAAAGGCCCCGCGGGGGCCTATTTCTTTCTTTCCTTTTATACGAGCCTTTTCCTTTTTTAGCTCGTACTATTCGCGGTTTATACCGCGATTGCCTGATAACCCTCGCTAAAGGATTTCGCTTTTTCATATGGCGATTCCTCCTGCATTAACAAGGACGCTTTGACACCTAAATTATAAAGCGCCTCCTGCATAGGGTTGTCGGAAGCTTTACCTCTTTCCGATAGAAATACTTCACAAGGTTGCCCTGTTTCAGGGTGATAACTTACGGTAACGGACAAGCCCATACCTACTTCTTCGGTTACGCAAGGTCGGCGGTTTGGCAATTCTGACATTCTGTCCTCCTCTTGTTTTTGATGAGAAAGACATTACGCAGAAAAATTATGAAAAACCAGTCTTGACCTTTATCTCTTTTTTACTTCGTACCCTTCAGCCTTGCAGAAAATATCAAACATGACTTTTAGTTGACCGGAGATACTTCGGTTCTCCATTTCAGCAATCATCTTGATGCCCTTGTAAATTTCAATCGGCACAACGATTGATTTCCACTTCTCGATATTCATATCACCCTCACGTTTAGGTTAAACTCTGAGAGAATATAAGACTTTATGCCCGAAAGTTCAAGTCAAAAAAAGCCCCGCGCAAGGCGGGGCAAGGAGACGTTTCATCAACGTCTTGGGAGGAGCCGCAACAAACTACATTGATCCACCCCAAGAAGGGCCTAATTCAATGTCCGTTTTCATCGGCACTTTCAACTCTATCGCATTACACATGATTTCGGCAAGCTTTTTCGCCTCATCTTCCGATTCTACGCTGAACGCAAGTTCATCGTGAACCTGTAGCAGCGGCAGAATGCCTTCCTTGTACAGATCCACCATAGCTTTCTTGGTCATATCCGCGGCAGAGGCTTGAATAAGGCGGTTTAGGGCCTTGTAAGCATATGCACGTTGCAGCCCTACGTTTGGCCCGTAATGTGCCCGCGCCTCTTCATAGGTCATAGCTTTGTGCATACCAAAGGTCTTTGGCTCAAAGTGAGGAAATCGGCATTTACGGCCCATAAGAGACCGGATAGACCCTTCAGAGTTACCGTTCTGCACCCTGTCCTGAACAGCCCGCATGAGCTTCTTAACGAATGGAACGCGGTGATCATACTGCGTCATTATCTCTTTGGCTTCATCTTTGGATAGATCAAGCTGGTCCGCCAACTTACCCACGCCCATTCCGTACATCATGCCAAGGTTGATGGTCTTGGCCTGCTTTCGGGGAATGTCCGCCATCGTTGCCACCATGTCGTGGAAGTCTGTGTCGGGGTTGTGTGTATAATTATACACAAAATCGTCCACCTTAGACATTTCCAGCCCCGTGGCTTCCTGATAGGACGCTGCAAAGTGAACCAAGATCCGTGGTTCCTGTTGCGAGTAATCTATAGAAGCCCACTGATTCCCTTCTTCCGGCAGGAATACAGACCGGATCATTGGTCCGAGGTCCGGGTGCCGTGCAGGGATTTGCTGTAGGTTTGGATTAGACATAGAGATGCGCCCGCTTACGGTGCCCCCATCGTCTGACCTGATCTGGTTAATGTGACCGTGGATTCTTCCGTCCTTGCCCACATGCTTGAGCAAGCCGTCCATGAACGTGTTCTTACTTTTATTATACTCCCGCGCTTGCAATATGCTCTTGGCAAGCTCGTGATCGTGCGTGGTCAAAAAGCTTTTGGTGAAAGACGGCGCACCCTTTTCTGTCTTTGGGTAGGGAATGCCAAGCTTGTCAAAAGCATCGGCAATGGACTTTGCCGCCCATATCTCCACATCAAATCCTGTCAGGCTTTTGATGTTTTTGAGAGCGGCCTTTTCTTCTTTCAGCATGAACTGTGATGCGCGTTCAATTCCGTCAAGGTCTACGCGGATGCCGCGCAGGGTCATGTCAACGAGGCAGGGTAGAAGATCCCGTTCCAATTCAAATACTGTGGTTAAGCCTTCTTTTTGTATCTGTACTTTAAAATATTTCCAAAGCTCTAATGTAAGTTCCGCGTCCGCGGTAGCGTATTCGCCCACAAACATAGCGGGCATCTTCCACATGTCCGCCTTGGGATCGAGGCCAAAGGATTTAGCGGCTTCAACAAGCCCTTTTTCTGATTTTGTTTTGTTTAGGTGGTCGTAACAGACAGAGTTTAGGCTGAAGCTGAATCGGTTCTCGTCCAGCAACGCGGCAACCACCATAGTATCCACAATGTTTCCATTTACCTCAAACCCCTCTGCTTTGAGCCAGCCCAAATCATATTGTGCGTTGTGCATTATCTTGTCGGCAGGGCAAGCCAATACTTTCTTCATCCAGTTATGGACGATGCGCTTGTCTAAATTTCCGCCGCCCAGATGCCCCACGGGCAGATAGCCGCTCCACCCATCAACTGCAATGGCGTAACCCACCACTTCTCCGTCCCCGCGGGGCCAACCGGGGCCAAGGGTTTTAATGTTTGGGTCACGGGTTTCTAAGTCGATTGCAATCTCTGAACGATCTGTAATGTCGGGCAACTCAGAAGGTGGAACCCAATCTGTCTCTGGATTGAACATGACTAGCTGTAAGCCTTGAGGCTTCATTCGTCTTCCTCCAACTTATCTTCGATGAATTTTTGTAGTTCTTTTAAATAGAACTCTGCTTTGCCCAAATCCTCCAAAGGCTTTCCCTTGCGCTCAAATCTCCAGACGTACTTTAAAATTACGCCTTGGCAGTAATGAACATACCCGTCACCCAAAGCAGACTTAATCGCGTCCAAACACTCTACCGAACCTGTTGTGTAGTGCGGGGGATGGTTAACCATATCCAGCAAATCATTTGCTTTCTTTTTCATGTAATCCTCATGGCGTGTCATTTTGGCTCCAAAACTCCATTAAAGGCTATTATGCAGCGCTCCCTTTCATCTGAAGGGTCTGCGGTTGCAGAATGCAGTGTTGTTGAGGGGAACAGAATAATTTTTCCAAATTCAGAGTTTATGTTAAAGGCCCTATTCCAAGAGCTAACATTGTCACTATAAAAGTGCGTTCTACCCGTAGACGACAAATACAGAATGCCTGAATAATTGACATTCCGTTCTTCAACGCAAAAAAGCTTATGGTTGTGGATAGGGTGATCTGAACCCTTTTTATAAAGAGCGGTCCAATAATCTACAATGCTGTACTTAAAACCGTTTTTAGAGAAAACGCCTGAGATATATTCTTTTACTCTTTCGAAATGTGCCAAGGTTATTGAAGCCGAAAAATCGGTGTTATAGGTGTCTCCGTAGTGTGCTTGAGATCCCCAACTTATTGCCTTTATCTCGCTCTTCCTTTGGTAAACTTCCGTCACAAGATCCGTCAACAAAGCTTTGTCTTCAACGCCGAAGATAAAAAACTTTGTCGGAAACGCATCCATTTCACTAAACATTGTCATATGGAGTAGCTCCTCAATCCGTCCATTGGCGAAACAATGTAGAGATTTTCCTTTGACCGCGTGACGCCGACATAAAAAAGTCGGTGAAGATCGTCCATCATTCTCTGCCCCTCTAGCGTGTTTGAAGACACCGCTTGGTCTGAAGCATAGGAAATATCTGTATAAAGCACAACATTCGTAGCTTCCCCGCCCTTAGAGCCGTGGATTGTGGACACTTTGATCCGTGGTTCGCGGTTCAGGTTTTCCCCTCTACGCAAAATGGCTTCTACATATGTTTTCATGTCTTCTGGAACTTTATCCAGAGCTTCGCTCCACGACATGTCGGCAGTGGCAAGGAGGCCGAAGTTAGTTTGTAATGATTCTAAACTAAAGGTGTCTTTCACATCGACACCCGACAGGGCTTTAAAGCCGCGTTTAATACGGGTGCCGGATTTCATGTAGTAATACATATCCCGCGCTGATGCAGCTTCGATCTCTGCCCCGCCCACCAAAGCTTTCCAAGCTGTGATTGCCGATGCAAGCTTGTCGCTAATGCTGCGGTGGCCCCTGTTCTCAAAATAGTAGCCGTGTTGCCGCAACGATTCACATATGTCGTTGAGCATGTAATTACATTGAGCCATAACCAGCCAATCGTCTTCAGCGAACTTTTTCATATTAGGGCTGAAGATCATTTCAACCTTACCGGATATAGCCTTGGGGCTATATTCTTTAGGTCGGCGTGTTTGAATCCGCGACACAATTCTAGAAGCCACCTTATAGACGCTTTGTGGTATCCGGTAGGATTGAGAAAGAACCTCTGAACCTTGTTCAACCCCAAGAAAATGTTCAACGTCTGCGCCTGCCCAACGGTAAATAGCTTGATCGTCATCTCCCGCGGCGTACATGCGGCCTGCGTTTTCATCCAGAATGTGCGCGATTTCCCATTGCAGCGGCGAAAGGTCTTGTGCCTCATCTAGAAAGACCAGATCGTAGCTTGGGCAGACACGTCCGCCGTTTTCAGCAAACCATTCTAAGATGTCGGTGTAATCATAAATCCGGTGAGCCTTTTTGTATGCCCTGTAGGCATCGTCAATATACCGGACCGTGGACAGCGGTTCGTCAATCGTGCTTTGCTTGTATGTTTTCTCTATCGGTTCCTTCTTCAACCGCGAAAGCTGGATGATTTGCATGATTGGATTGTCGCGAGAATTGCTTCCAATGTCGTCGTCATCGTCTGAAGCTTTACTAGACAGGTTGAAGCCAACCTGAAAGCTGAACTCCGCTAAATGGTCGGGACCCATCAACTGTTCTTGGTTTATGTCAGACAGGTGGTAGCAGAAGCTGTGCAGTGTTTTGAATGAACCAAGGTCGTTTGATATGTCTAGGTTGAACCTACGAGCCGCCCGCTCCCGTGCCTCCCTCGCAGCTTTACGAGTAAAGGCAAGGAACGCAATACGGCTTGCCGGAGTGCCTGCTTCGAGAGCCTTCTCCACCATATTCAAAAGCGTGGTTGTCTTACCTGTTCCGGGCGGTCCGTAGATCGTGAACATTAGAAGGGGATGTCCTCTTCGTTAGGGCCAAACTGCGGCGTCTTGATGTCTGAAATGGGCATCTCAAACGCGGGGATTGACCAGACGCGGACCACGCGGTTTTTGATCCGCAGTGTCACAGATTCACCGCCCATATCTCGCAGGCGTTGTGCAATCTTGTGTGTCTTGAACTCAAAGAACCGTTGCCGCTTGAGGTAGCTTTCAAAGTCTTTCAGACGGAAATATGTAAGCTGGTCCTCTTCATCTGTCCAAGGTCGGCGCAAGAGTATCTCTTCTTTGTCTGACGCGGTCTGCATGTTGCGGCAGAAATCTCCGAGAAACTCATAGAAAGCGCCGTCCACAGATGAGTCTGCACTCGCCTCCATGACACCCCCTTCGGTTTCCGTCATGTCACGGAGTAGAGCCGCAACCCGATTTTCCCAAATAGGTTTACTCACTG